CGGCACCTAATGCTGCAAATGCCAATGTCAATCCCACACCACCTTCTGCAGCCTTTGTAATAACATCACCCAATTTATCCATTGCAGGAATACCTGTTGATGCTATTGTGTCCAATGCAAATCCCATTCCCTCCAAATTCTTTTTACTATTTTCTGCTGCTTTTGCAAGTGCTTGTAATCTATTTTTTTCATCAGTTAATGTTTTTGCTAAATCTTGTCCTGCTTGAGTTGTTTTATTAATTTTATCTATAAAATCTTCTAAGCTTTCATAAGCATCAATAACTGAATTATTATATTGAGATGTTGTTATTTGTTGTTTTGCTAATTTTTTTGTAGACTCTGCAAAAGTTTCATTGAATTTTTTGTATGCTGAAGTCGCATTATTAACTTGTTTTTTTAATGAAGAGTCATTTCCTATACTCTTATATACGGTTGCAACAGATGATAATGTTTGCCTTACTGCATCTGCATTACTTTCAAATGCTTGAAATAGTTTACTATCTTTTCCAATAGTAGCTCCTAAACTTCTAAGTTCATCATCTAAATCACCAGAATTTCTAATTGTAGATTCTAATCTTTCATTTAAAGCATTTATAGCGTTATCAAAACGTGTAGTTTCTTGACCCGCTGCTTTTGCAGCATCTCTAAGTCTTTCTAATTCTTCAAGTCTTCTTGTCGATGAAGAACTATTATTTGAACTTCTTGCTGCCATTAAAAATTAAGTTAATTATTTAAGTCCATATTTTTTGATAATATTATCTACACCCGTAGTATCCGCACCATATCTTTTAAGCATTGCTTGTTGGTTTCTCATACTTGTAGACAATTTATCATCATAATCCTTCCATATATCTGCTAAATCTGGGTCAGCTTTACGAAGTCTTTGAAGCCATTGACTTTCTCTTCCGTCAGCTTTTGCTTGGAAAAAACTTTTGAAAAAATCTATTAAACCGGATTCTCTAACTAATATTTTTTTACGCATATGTATTGATTTATCTTATATAAATATAACATTATTTCAATTTACCTCTTTCTTGCTTTAGATGATGGAGTATTTGATTTGTATACCCTTTCTGCTGATTTTTTCTCCTCTTCTTTCGTCTTTAATAATTCTCTAAAGTAGAACTCTCGAAACTTAATAGGCATGGTGTATACGTCTGTCCAATTGAATCCACCATTTGCATAGTAAACCAATTGAAATAACTTTTGATGTAATAAAGTAGAGTAATTAATCGGTAGGGTAAAAAAAGTCAACCCCAAAAGGTATACGAAGTGCCTCCGTTTCACCCGTAATCAACGATTCATAATCAAATGTTAAATCTAAATCAGGAGTAATTTCAGATACATATTTTCTAAGTGCTTTTGAATCTGCTGCTAATAACTGATTTATAACAAAATTATTTATATATCCAATGTCTCTTGTATTATTTACTTCAACAATAAGTCTTCTATATCTAGTTGTAATTTCGTTACTTTGTTTTAAAGTTTTTTCCGATGCTTCAATATCTTTTGCAATTGCAATTTCATCACCATGTGTCAATAATTTAAACTTGATTGGTGTTTTTGATTTTGGAAGTATAAACTCATATTCGTTATCTCTATTTAATTTAGATTCGTCAACTTCTTTTATTTTTATTTTAGATAAGTCAATTGTAACACTCACCTGCTCATTATCTCCTGGGTCAGTTATAGTAACATCATAATCAGTACCAAATGCTAATATTCTAGATGTAATTAAGATTGCGTTTTTATCACCCAATACCAAATCATTAATGTTTACTCCTGGTTCAACTACTACTGATTCTAATAACTTATCCAAATGTAATCCTTTACGAATTAAATTTTGATTTGTAATAATGTCCTCTTCTTTTGCAGTCATTAATTTGATTGTAATCTCTCCTTTTGCAAGTGGATTACTTTCTGCATATACCAATCCCTTTGAAGGCAATGATATAGTTTCAGTTGGGAATTGAAATGATTTTTGTGTTTGAGTTGGTTGTGTACCTAACCCTCTTGTAACTTGTTGTTCAATGTTTTGTTCCATAAATAATATAACTTTGTGTTTAATAATATATATACACTTTTTAAAAAAATAAAAGGGATACTTTGTGGGTATCCCTTTCGTTTATTATTTTTAGTCTAAATTAGAATTCTAAGATAGCGTAATCATATGATAATGTTAATTCGATTGCAACTGGGTCGTTTGAACTCCAATCTAAATCACCAAAGTTTGCTTGAGAAATAAATGCTCCTTTTAAAGTCCATTGTTCTACCTTATCACCTACTGGTCCTAAAATATAGAATGTTACATCTTTTTTGTAGAATGCAGCGTATCCATCTCTACCTGTTAATGACTCATGTGATGTTCTAATCCACTCCATTACTTGTTGTGCACCCGATGGTACAATTGGGTCATATAGAGTGATATTTATATCATCCCATGTAGACTTTCCTTTAATCTTTCTCTTTACATTAATATGGTCTAATTCAACAACTTCCGATGTGAATGTTGGTCTACTTGCAGTTTTAATGATATATGATTCTATACCGTTAATTTCCATAATAAATCTGTTGGCTAACTTCGGTTCAAAGTTCTTATAGAAAATTTTATCAAACTCTAATATTTCTGGCATTTTACTTTATTTTTTAATTCTTTTATATAAATATCTATTTCTTAAATTATCCGTTAAATGTTGCTCCAGTTGGTAAGATGTTGAAATCAATTTGAATGAATTCAGCGGTTCTTGTTGGTTGTAAAAAGATAGCACCTTTCATAATGTTTCTATCAATTACATCTGGAGTATTATTAGAATCGTCCATTACAACACGGAATGCGTACAAACCTTGTCTTTGTTGGATTGACTCTAAATAAGGGTTAACAATATTTAAAAATCTGTTTCTTGTCTCTGCTGTGTTTTGTTCGAATACTAAGTATCTTGAAGTAGATGCGATGTATTTTCTTACAGTTAATAATAATCTTCTTACATTAATTCTGTCTAATGCAGATGGTTTATCTTGTAAAGTTTTTTGACCGAATACTACGATACCTTGTCCTGGGAACTGAACGATTGGGTTTACCTTTCCTTCATATAGAGTATCTTTTTCAGACTGAGTTAATCTATTCAATACACTAACTGCTCCTACTAATCCACCTCTATTCAAACCTGCTGGTGCGAACCACTCAGCTGCTACTCTATCGTTTGCTGCGAATACACCTGGAAGTAATACTGATGGTGGAACTGAAATCAATTTGTTTGTATTAACATCAATTGTCTTAATCCATGGGTAGTAAGTTGCTGTCATATTTGAATCTATTGCGTCTGCTTGTGTTGTAGCTTGTGTTATTGTGTCAGCTGCTGCATTTGTATCCATAATATAGAAACAATCGTCTCTTTGTTCAACCATATCTAAAACTGAAGTTACTACTGAAGTGTGTAATCTTCTAATAACACCTGGAGTTACAACCATATTGATATCAAATTCGTCAGCGTTAGATAATGCAGATATGTGTTTACCATATGCTACTGAACCTGATGATAATGAGTTAGTCAAATTTAATCCTTGTGAGTTACCTGCTATAATATTTGTTCCAGTATAAATTGGAGTTGCTGGATTCATACCATCAAAACCTTCTTGGAATGCTACTACGAATTGTGCAGTTGTATCACCTACTGCTAATGTACCACCATTTGATGCGTCTAAACCAAATACTGAATTAGAACCTACACCTGCTCCTGTTGGAATTGGTTTGATATAAATTGAGTTATCTGTGTTACCATCTAAATCAATACCACCAAATACAGTTGATGAAGCACTTACGAATGTTACTGCAGGAATCAAAGCTCCTACACCAGCTGATGCTGAAATAGGTAATTGATATGCTGCGTGACCAAATGGTACTGCTTGAACTGGTGCTGATTCATTTAAGTTTTTAATTCTAACATATTTTGAATTATTAACCCAATCACCTGTTTCAGTTATTTTACCATCTGATGCGATTGTTCTTTTTCTATCACCAATTACTCTACTAATATAGTTTGGAGAATTAGGGTCTAAGTTTATATTTGAATATGTTTCTAATACTACTTTTTTCTTATTTGTATCAGAATATGTTCTTACAACTAATGTGAATGTACCATAATCAGTACCATTTACTGAACCGGCTGCTTTGATATTTGAAATACCTATTTTTACTTTTGTATTTGCTGTGTTTCCTGCACCAATCGTTTCAATTTGGAATAGACTGTATCTATCACCAGAAATTGTTTGAGATTTGATATATGGAGTTACTGCTTCTTGTGCATCAAATGTAAATAATTGGTCATCTAATACACTTACACTAGATGATGTGTTTGTACCAATTGTTACACTATGGTTTTTGAAAAATCCATATACATATGCACCTTTAGCTCCTACTGGAGATGTACCAAATGTTGCTTCAATATCGTTTGTATCTTGTGAATCTAATGATGATGTTCCTGCAAAATTTGTTGAACCTGTTAC